GAGCATTTAATGAATGCCCGTGGCGGAATGAAGGCATATGAACTCGCACAGGCAACTAAAGAAGACCCAAAGGCACAAAAGTATTTAAAAGAATCGCTGGTTAATATAATCAGTAGACTCCAATAAAAGGAGAACATAATATGTTGGATGCACTAAAAACACTTTTCGAAAATGATGTAGTTTCTGAAGATGTGCGCCGCGAGATCGAAGAAGCGTGGGAAGGCAAGATTAAAGAAAATCGTGTCGCAGCTACAGCTGAACTTCGTGAAGAATTTGCTAAAAAGTATGAGCATGATAAATCTGTAATGGTTGAGTCAATTGACAAACTATTAGAGGAACGTCTTGCTTCAGAACTTCAAGAGTTTGCAGAAGATCGCAAACAACTAGCAGAAGCCAAAGCAAAGTATGCTGTTGCTCAACGTGAAAACGCAGAGCTAATGCAAAAGTTTGTTATGGAAACGCTAGGTAAAGAAGTTGGTGAATTACACGAAGATCAAAAAGCTATGGCTGACAAGTTTTCACAACTTGAAGAATTTGTGGTAGAATCACTTGCTAAAGAACTATCAGAGTTTTATGAAGATAAAAAAGACTTAGCTGAAACCAAGGTTAAACTTGTAAAAGAAGCTAAAGAAAAATTTGCAACAGTCAAATCTGACTTTCTTGCAAAAAGTGCAGCATTGGTATCCGAAACAGTTGGCAAAACTCTTACTAAAGAGATGGGTCAACTTAAAGAAGATATTGAAGCAGCACGTAGAAATGACTTTGGCCGCAAGCTATTTGAAGCATTTGCTTCTGAGTATGCTGGCAGCTATCTCAATGAGAAGTCAGAAACTGCTCAACTCTTAAAAGTTGTAGAACTTAAAGATAAGCAGATTGCGGAAGCAAAATCACTAGCCGTTAAGGCTAAGAACTTAGCAGAAACAGCAACTAACGAGAAATCAGTACTTGTTGAATCAGCTAAAAGAGAAAAAATAATTAACGATTTGGTAGCACCGTTAGGCAACAACCAAAAAGAAATTATGACAGACTTACTGGAATCAGTACAAACTGGACGCTTACAAGCTCAGTTTGACAAATACCTACCTGCAGTCATTGACGGCAATACTCCAGCTAAGAAGAAGGCAGTCCTATCAGAGGCAAAATCAATTACAGGCAATAAAGAAGAAACTAACGTTAGTTCAATTAAAGCAGATGCAGACAACAATGTTGTTGATATTAAGCGTCTAGCTGGATTATAAAAGGAGATACCGAAATGTCAGAACTATTAGAAGGACGCTGGCAGGACACCAAATCAGCACTAGTCGAGGGCCTACAAGGCACCAAGAAAGCTGTGATGGAAAGCACACTTGAAAATACTCGTAAGTATTTGTCAGAATCTGCGACAGCAGGTGCTACTTCTGCCGGTAATGTTGCAACTCTTAACAGAGTTATTTTACCCGTCATCAGACGTGTTATGCCAACTGTGATCGCAAACGATCTAGTAGGTGTACAGCCAATGACTGGTCCTGTGGGTCAAATCCACACCTGAGAGTCCGTTACTCGGACACAGCAAACGGTGCTACAGCAGGCGAAGAGGCTCTAAGCCCATTCAAAATCGCTGAAGCATATTCAGGTAATGCAAACGGAAAAGCTGATTCAACTGCTACACTAGAAGGTGCAGCTGGAAACAAATTAAGCATCCAAATCTTGAAACAAACCGTTGAAGCCAAAACTCGTAAACTAAGCGCACGTTGGACTTTTGAGTCTGCACAAGACGCTCAGTCACAGCACGGCATCGACGTTGAAGCAGAAATTATGGCTGCTTTGGCTCAAGAGATTACAGCTGAAATCGACCAAGAAGTACTAGCAAGTCTACGTGGACTAGCAGGTACTTACGAAACTTATAACCAAGCTGCTGTATCAGGTACAGCTACATTCGTTGGTGACGAGCACGCTGCATTAGCTGTTCAAATCAACCGTGTTGCTAACACTATTGCACAACGCACACGTCGTGGCGCTGGTAACTGGGCTGTTGTGTCTCCACAGGCACTAACTGTTCTTCAATCAGCAACTACTTCAGCGTTCGCAAGAACAACAGAAGGTTCGTTTGAAGCACCTACAAACACTAAGTTTGTTGGTACATTAAAC